ATAGCCGACAGCCGTGTCAAGAACATCGTGTTTATGTGATTGCTCTCGGTGCTTGCCTTGGCAGCCATCCTTACACGGACGGTATACCGGCCGGAATCCTGTACCGAACGCCGGAAAACTACAGAAAACGGTTTATTTTTAGCCGCTTCAATCGGTTTACGGTTTGACCACCATGTGCGCCATGTTGTCGTACCTGCAAGCCGATACTGCGCATCAATAGCAACCCACGTGTTTCCAGCATTTCCGCTATTATTTGCAATGTAAAGCCCGGCCGGAAAATCGAACTGAATTTCAAGTATTTCGGCAACATCTCCTTCGGTTTCTTGAATCAGCCAGTCGCCGGGAGTGTCTCTGTCGGGCTGCAATTCAGTTCCCCACACAACATTGTTATGGAAAGGATGCCCGCTTACAATTACGGACACTTCTTTCAGCCCGATATCCATACCGAATTGCATGTATGAGTCATCGTAAATCTCGTTAAATTCATGAATCGCGGTCTGATTGTTCAATCCTAATCGAGTAAATAAGTCAATATCCTGAAAGTTCCGATACGGGTTATCGTTAATTCGAATGTCGGTAATCTCGTCAATACGCCCCTCGCCGCCGCATAAAAGAAGACTGAGGTATTGGGTATCACCTATTTCTTCAGTTCTGTTGCCTGTATCCCAGCTATTACTCGACAGGTCGTCGGCATCCGGCCCGAGTGAAATTCTTTGCGCTAATACTTGCCCCGCTGTCCGGATTGTCCCGAAAGTTATCGGAATAGACGCGCCAGGCGAGGTGATTGATTGCAGTTGTCCCCAGCGACTGGATTTTTCCTGATCCATTTTGTTTTCGGGTAATTTCGGCCCAAAGGCGTTTCCAATAAGCTGCCCGCCGATCATCAGCGTCAAGCCGGCGGCGATGTTTCCTGCCGCAGCTCCCCAGGCCGCTGCCGCCCAAGGTCCGATCACACCAAAAGAAAATACCGCCAGGGCGATACCAGCGAGTATCGCTAACGGGTTTTTGCCGCCCCCTCCTCCGCCGCGAAGGGCAGGGCAAATCACGATGTAGTCTCCTTGAAAGACAAATGTTTTGTGAAGCAACTCCGGTACGTAAATTTTGCCGTTTACAATCACGTGGTATCCCTGATCGGTTCGAATCGGCGCATGAAGTTCAAGAAATAACGAGAGCGGGATCGGACTTGGGGAGTAAATCATCGAAATTGCCCTGTCGTTTAAGTTGAATGGGTTATGAACCACCACCAGCCCGACAGGCTTATAAATAGCAGGAAGGTTATCCACAGCCGTCACCTCCTATTTTTGACTATAAAACCCTTCAATTCTGTGCTTCCAATACATTGAATCAACTCGCTCAATCACGACACCGGTTTTTTCTCGTGTGTGCAGGAATCGGCCGCCTCCGATATAAACGCCGACATGGTTCACGAACTTAGGACTGTTAAACCGTATTGTCAGTACGGCGGGTGTAGGCACGTCCGGCCAATCATGCCGCCGCCGCGTCTGGATATCACGCGCGTATAGTTTGTCAAACGCTTCCGAATCATGGCAGCATATTTTGTAATCCGGAAGCTCAATGCCGAAACAACGATATACCTCAACGCACAAACCCCAGCAATCGTATGCGTCAGGGCCGCGTCCGCCATCCACAAAAGGTTTTCCAATCAAATTAAGGATTTCCACGCTTAAATTATTCTCTGGCATTATAGAGTCCTCCCATCGGTATTCCGGGCTCGCCGCCAAAGCGAGTCGCATTTAGACGTTCCTTACAATTCTTCAGTGTCTTATCGCATGTTGGAAGCTCTGATACCGAACGGCATTCAGGCCCTTTATACATAAACGGGCAGAAATTCTTAAAAAAGCGCCGCTCCGGAACCCTCCTCTGGAGATTTATTGCGCCGGACAAAACAAAAACAACCCATTCGCGGTTATAACTTGTTGATTTGACAGTAAATTCCAATTCCTGTTCCGCCCGCTTGATGTCAAGATGGGTAGACATGACGACCATCACGCGAACTTTCGCGCCGACACCGCCGCCTTCCTGTTCCAAATATCCTTCTACTGTCCGCGTAACATTTGACACGCTGACGGTTACGTGCGGGAAGCGCCCGTCCGATCCCTGCGAGATGTAGTCAAAATCGAACGGAAACGCTATCCATGTGAAGCCGTTCCAATCAATATCCTCGTTATTACTGCAAAAACGCATAATAAGCCCGGATACGAGAGTTATTTCGAGAAGAATAATCCATGCGGTATCGGAGATTAGCCTATTCTTTTCAAACTTAGCAATGTTAGATAAATTCAGCATTATACCTGCTCCAGCACTATAGTAACTTTCCAGAGCCATGCGGATTCTGAATCCGCTCTAAGCTCGTCTTTGAACCTTACGTTATAAGATTCATTTTCGAGCGGATGTGTCCAGTCGAAATTCATTCCGCCGCCCAGATTTTGAAAATAAAAATCTTTTAATGCTTGATAATCGTTGTTGAGCAACGTATCCCATGTCAATTCCCAAACTCGTCTAATACGGGTAAAGCGGGGCCTTGTATGGACTATGCCCGTTTCAAATTCTGTCCGTATAGCGGGATCAGCCATGCGTTCATTGATCTTGGACGGATTAGGAATGTTTGGAAATAACATCATGACATCACCTCAACGCCTTAAGATTTTGGGTTATCGGCCCATTTGTCGCCATATCTTTGAGAAAGACGCCGACTATATAATTCTCGCCGTCAAATCTCATTTGTGTCTGCTCGGATGTGATAGCCGCAGGGGTGTTGTTTTCGATATTTACTATGAGATTGGGCATATGGATATCACCGTTACCCCCGCCGCTCACCTCCGCGCGGATACCAAGATCGCCGCTTGCCATTCTCTTAAGCGGCATTACGGCTTCGGGGCCGGCTTCGCCCATTAAACCCAAACCACGCTTCATAGGAAATATGGTTGGACTGTTTACAATACCGCCGGAGGCGTACCGTTTAACTTGCTGCCCACCCGATATGACACCGCCTTGGGCAAGGCCAAAAAGCTTGGAAAGAAAACCAAAGAATCCGCCACCGCCGCCACCAAGACCACCAAAGGCCTTGTTGACTTGCTCCAGAATCATCATTTGCAACGTCGTGTAAATGATGTCCTGTCCAAGTCTTTTCAACGCGTCGCCGAAATTGTCACCATAGACAACGGCCATTGCCAGTGATTCCGTAACGCGGAGGATTCCTTGCCCTTTCAGCTCCTCAAAGTCCTTTTTAGCTTGTTTGAGCGCTTCGGACAACATTCTCCCCGTGGTGTTAGCCGCCAATTCCTGCTCCTTAGTAAGTTTTTTAAAAGCGTCAGCTACCATATTGACCACCAGAGGGAAGTCGCTAAACATATCCATAAGGTCGACAAGTGCCGCCTGATACTGCGTTACGCTTAATTCGCCGTTGTCCAATTGTGTTTTCAGGTCGTCGAGTATTCTTTGCGCTTCGCCGCCCTTGATATTTTGAATCTCGGCAAAAATAGAACGGAATTCTGCTGAATCTTTCGTGAGCCCCTGAATCTTGTTCTGGAGAATACCGATGTATTCGTCAGTTTGTATAAAACCCTGCGCAAACTCCCATGAAGTTATTGCCCATCGCTCGTTTTCAAAGCCTTTGAGCTTGTTACTTATGGATTCCACGAGAGAATCAAGGTCTTTCCATGATTGTAAAATCAGACCGTCCGCTCCTACTTTCTGCGCCTCGTCACGCAGTATAGTCACGCTGTCGAGAAGCGCTTCAATCTCTTCCTCCGCGCCATATTGCAAAATATCGCCAAATCCTTGCATTTGGAAGCGTTGCGCCTGTTCGTTAATTTCATTTTGCACGTCAACGATACGTTTCCAATCATCGGAAAGAGGCTTTAATTTTTCTCTCCAGGAATCAAGGATGGGCAGAAACTCTTGTCCGTCAGCATTGAGATATCGTATTTCATCGCGCATACGACTGACCATTTCTTCAACGGCCGATTTGCCTTTACCGCTGCCGCTGTCACCACCAATACTGTACTTAGAGCCCCTTGTGATAAAATCCAATTGTTGTTCAGCGGTCTTTAGAGCGTCTTGCTCTAAATTCAAAAGATTTTCCGTTTCGGCTATAGCTGAGCGAAGAGCATCCGCCTTATCAATTTGAAGAATTTGCCCGCCGCCCAGCTTGATATCATTGCCGCCGACTTTGTTCGAAGCATAATCCGGTAACGTTTGCAGCCCAACTAACGTCTTCGCCGCTTCCGTTCCCCTGTCGGATAATGTTTTATACTCCTCGCCTAATCTTTCTATGGTTGATCTTAATTCTTTAACTTTTATCGTTTGGTTGGCGATATGCGTGGTTAACTGGGCTTCACTCATTTTATAGAGCTTGTCCGTTACATTATCGGCCACTCCCGCCAAACGTTCCGCTTCCTTACGCGCTTCTGCCATTTGTCTTTTCATCGTGAGAAATACACCGGCGCTAATAGCAATCCCGATAATGCCCAATGAGGCGTTAACAGCTCCTAATGCTCCAGCCATGCCCATTAAACCTGTTATTATTTTTGGGATAGGCATTATGAAAGATGTCAAGAACCAAGTTGACACCTTCAGGCTCATCATCGCGCTAATTGTCGCTACGACCGTGTCGATGTTGTCAGCAACCCACATCAAACCGGAAATCAGTTTATTGATGACATTTGCGACTAGATCTCCGACCCGATTCTTGAAACCGGCTATCGCGTCCGACTTTAACGCATTGTTCAGATTCTCTATAGCTCCCTTGAGATTATTGAACGAGGACAATTTATCCATTTCAAACAAGTCGACCCAAGTATTCTTGAGTGCTTGTAATGCGCCGCCGAGAGTATCACGCATCGTTTTTGCCATGCCGCCGTATCGGGATTCCAGTTCTTTCAGAATGACTCCTTGCGCCTTGGCAACGTCACCGGATTTAATAAAGCTCTCAATCAATTTCTTTTGCTCGCCGGTGAGGCGTATTCCCATACGATTAAGCATTTGCAACCCATTCGTGGGAGATTCCAGCGCCCGTCCCACCGTTCGCGCCGCGCTCGTTAAATCCATATTCAGCGCAGTGGCCATGTCTAAAATGACTGTTGTGGTATCTTTAAACGTGTCGCCTTTGATATTTTTGAACGTCGCGAGGATGGCAGTCATTTTAATTATGGTCTCGTCTCCATATACCGACACGTTTTGGAGTTCGCCGGCCATATCTTTAATTTCATCGGCTGACAATCTGGCGGCGTGTCCGGTCGCCCTCAATGTTGCCTCAAGTTGCCTCTCGGCTTGTTCCTGCTTGACTGTTCTATCAATGATGCTATTAAAGACGTTGCGAATTGCTCGAAAGGAAAGATATGTCGCCGTAAGACGCTTGAGAGAGCTCATTAATTTCTCTGCGGCGTTAGTCATGACTTTAGAGCCGGTTTTGAGGTTTTCTGCGGCTTCTTTTAAGGCGTTCTTGTGGCTCTTTCTAAGGTCTCCAAGTGACCGGTCGATTACCACCAATGCTTCCCGCAACTCAAGAATTCGCGCTTTTGCTTCTTCCGCCCCCATATCGCCGATTTTTATGTCGTCCTTAGAAAAAGAAGTCAACGTTGCTTTTACGTCGCGGAAGCGTACTTCAAACCCGTCCAAGTCTTTCTGTAATGCTTGAAAGGCTTCGGGAGAAGCTGCGCTGCCAAGCTCACCAAAAGCGGTCGTGGCGGCGGCAATTTCTACTGACAGCGTTTGTACGGATTCTCTCAGTAAGTCAAAGTCTTTGGCGTTCTTCTCCATCACTGCGGCATTATTTTCCGCACTAATGGACGCTTTGCTTAAACCGGAGTCTATTTTTCCTAATTCTTTCGACAGCGCGCTAAGCTCGGTTTGCATTTCTTTCAGGTCTTGTCGATACACTGCGGCAAATGAGCTCTCTTTTCCGTAGCTCGCGAGTTCACTTTGTACGGAACTTGTGGCATTTTTTAAATCATTAAGACCCGTCTTGAGCCTTTTCAAGTCTTCAAGTCCGGTGTCTTTTCCGAGATTCTTGAATTGGGATCCAAGGCCGGATATTTCACCCTTAAGATCGCCCATCGCATGTTTCAAATCGTTAAAACTTGTTTTAACGCTTGCAGCCCCGGACTCCGCCCCTGACGAGTCTAATGTTACACCAATCTTCGCTTCCATGTCGGACATGTCATCACCTCCCGTCTCAAGCAGTTCTATTTCTTGTTTACGTGTTTAATAAATTCGTCGTCCATCTCGCCGATGAGATATACCAAATCCTCACACTCCTCTAAGTCTCCTATGCCATATATACGTATATATGACTCAATTTCACTCAACGGTATGGCCCCGACTCCCATCCCTATCCGGCGGGATGTTGAAAGCGTACGGAATGCTATCCAGTAAGGGATTAAGAACTCGCCAAGCTCCGGCTTATTTAAAAGAGCGGGGATAACTTCGCCCCGCTCCTCTAATTTTCTGAGAAATTCTTCTTTGTCGCCCCAGGTCAACTGCCATTTCAGGCAGTCCCGAAGTTTTTTGAGTCCTCCTCCAGTTGTTCCCTGCGATAGTTCTGGAAATCGCGAGCGAATGTTATGAGAATGTCCGCGAGTTCAGGGAGATCGGAAAGCAGTTTGACTGCATTTTCCTTAGAAAATTGAATGTCGTTACCTTCTTCGTCTTTTACGCCTTGCCAATTCAATACCGCTGTTTTTGCAAAAGTTTCGGTAGTGATTTTCGTCACGAGTTCAGGAGAAATACTTTCATTTTCGATTGCTCGCCTATGCGGTTTTGTAACCACGCGCAGAAGTTTGTCATACTCGCAGCCTACAGTACCGATACGCGCAATGAGAAAGCGTGTGTGATTGTCAATTTCCACCCAAGCGCCGTTTTTTTCCAATTCTTTATTCGTGCCAAACGTACTATATATGCTCATTTTGTCCTCCTTAGCTTACTGTAACATCACAGGTTGCCGAGAAATCGCCAATAGCTGTCGTCGCCGTAATAACGGCCGTCCCAGCCGCAACACCGGTCACGCCGCCAAAATCGTCAACCGAAGCGATAAGCGCGTCGCTTGTAGTCCAATTTACAGTCTTGGTTGTAGCGTCTATCGGCTGCACAGTCGCTATGATCGTTCCCGTATTGCCGACAGAAAGACTTAATGTCGAAACATCAAGCGTGACGCCTGTCGGGAATACCGGCGGAGGCGGCGAACCTACTGCGCGCTCAATGCGTATCGTACCGCCTATCTGTTGACTGAAAAGCGCCTGATAATTCATATTCACGATAAGGTCTGCTCCCTGATTTTCCGCATTAATACTTCCGCTGGAAAACTTGACATTGGGCAAAGTGAAGCGATATTGCTGCCCCCCTTGACTCCCGACAATAAATGTCAACGATACGCCTTCATTGTTGAGGAACTTGTCATAAATCACCCGGTTTTTAAAATAAACGTCAATGCTTCCTGTAACCTCAAAATTGCCCGAACCTATGCCGATGGGTGAAACATGGGCGACTGCGCGTTGCTGTCGCAGGTTGTTCGTTATGTTCATGGTCAATTTTTGGACGTAGTTTTCAACGTCTCCGCCTAACGAAAACATAGCGAAATCCCGCGTCGCGTTCAATACAGGATTGGTAGTCGCGTCCGCGTAGGTAGCGCTAAATATAGCCATTGAGGACGCTTCCTCGCATCGCCCGATAAACTCCACGCTCCCCGTAATAATTGCGTCAACGCCCATGTCCAGTGTTAAAGAATTAGGCACCATCCCCAAGTAACGGAAATATTCAAACTGACCGCCGCCCATATCAAACCGTTTTTCTATAGTAAACGATTTTTGATTTAATGTCGGCCCGTTTGTCAGCGCGTTACCAGACCAATTTCCGAACATTACCGCCTCGATGATGTCATCAAAGGTGCCGTAACTTAATTCAAAATTAAATCCTCCAGATGCGCCGACGCTGACAACAGTCAAGTCTGAAACGTTGCGGTCGGGACGCAGTTCCGCCGAGGATACGGTCGAAGCGCCCGCAGTGAGCGATTCTGAGGTAACCCTCATCACTCGAAACATTGGATTTGGAGGGATTCCACCCCAGCCCCCCACTTCGCGGCAGATCGCGAGCCGTGTATCAACTGCATTTACCAAAGACACCATTACCACCTCCACAATAAAAAATGGCCGGGTGCATACCTGGCCTGATATCTGTTTAAAGCTGCAAAAAGCGGTTGAAGTCCGCCACAATT